TCATCGAAGATGAGCATCATGCCGTCTTGGTTGTGGACGCCCGCGTAGCTGTCGGGGTTCTCTGCCGACCACAGCTTGCCCTCTGCGGCCCAGTAGCGCGTGCCTTTCTTCAGGTCGCGCTCGACCAACTCGCATAGCCACTGCGCCGGCACCAGCTTGGTCGCGCTGATCTCAAACCAGTGGTTGTTGATGGTCATCGCCGCCCACTTGGTTAACTCGGCCCAGGTCACTGACCTTAGTTGCGACTCCGAGTTGGCGCTGATGATGACGCTTGCGCCGATGCGGGTGGTCAGCATCCACAGCACCAACCAAGATACCAAGGCCGACTTGCCGATCCCTCGCCCGCTGCTGACCGCCTCCCGCAGCGTGTCCATCTGGATCTTGCCTTTGTTGCCGTCGATGTGCGCCTTGATGTCGCGCAAGACTTCCCGCTGCCACTTGCGCGGCCCTTTGAACTTGTGCAGCGGGGTGTTCTTCTGGCCCCACGGGAACGCAAACAGCACAAACGCCTCGGGGTCGTCGGCCAGCGCGGGCGACCACAGTTCGACCATCAGCCGCTGTTCTTCCTCAGACTGATAGATCGGTAACTGCACTGGCCGTCCCCTCGATCACTCTTGCGCGGGCTTGCTCAAGCGCCGTGATGACGCTGATCTTCTGGTACACGTCCACACTGATCTCCTGCCGGGCCGTCCAGCCATGCACATGCTGGAGGATCGCCAGGCTCGCCTTGGCGTCGCCCGCTTCAGACGCCTCGTTCAGACGCTGCGCTGCGCGCAGCTCATTGTCGGCCTTGCCCTTTTGCGCCGCCAACTCGGCCAATGGGTCAAATTGGCACAATTGCCGGTACTCCAAAGGCAGCATCCCTGACGCCAGTGCCAGTGAATCTCCTTTCAACCCTAAAGATGCTGCTTTGTATATGGAGTCCAGACGCGCCTCTGTCGCCTGGAGTCTGGGTCGGATTGCTAACGGCAGTGAGCGGAACATAGCCCCGTTATACCACGGACTTAAACGCGGTGTCCATTTGGCCTATTTGGCCTATGTAAGCCTTTGGCTTGCAGGATGTTTTTAAAAATAAAAATTGTTCGTGGGGGCTACCCTGACCGACACGGCCGGCGCAGGGCCCGCCCTCCCCCATGCTGCACTGCACAATGCTCGATGCCCGACAGGCACGCAGGCCGGCAGGCCGGGCAGGCCGGCAGGTCGGGCAGCTACATTAGCATCTGCTTATACGTTACCTGGCGCGCAGACCGGGCAGGGCAGGGCAGGGCAGGCAGGCAGGCAGGCAGGCAGGCAGGCAGGCAGGCAGGCAGGCAGGCAGGCAGACTTTGGATTGTGTGAAATATGGCTTATATGGCGCATGGCATACCAAACGGGGAATCTGGTGGCCTAGTGGCCGATAGGCCATATAGGCTAGTTTTACACCCACCAAATGTCGACGCCATCCGCAGCCTACGCCCCACTACTACTACTTATAAATAATTCTATAGACCTTCTAGAAAAGTGAAATATAGCTTATCAGGCACATACGCCCCGCGAATGGGCGCAAGCGCGACAGAAATAAATAGCTCAGCCGTGTAAACTAATTGTTTACTTGCCCGTTATATTGTGTTCTAATGGTTTTGCTGCATCCACGCTACCGCGTGTTCATCAACTGACTAGGAGTAAACGACATGGCAAGAATCACAAACGGATTTAAGGTGCGTCGCGGATTAGTGTTTAGCAGTTCCAAGGATTGCGCCATTAGCGTGAATGCAACACTTGACACACTGACAGGAAGCCCTGTTGGAGTGACGGTAAAATTCTTGGACGGTTCTACCGCGCAGGCAAAAGGGGAAATGCGCCTGTCAATGTCGCCAGTTGACGCGCAGGCCGTAGCCGACGCAATCTACCGAGAACTATCCAAATTCGCTTCCCAGCCTTGGATTGAAACATTGGCAAAAGCTTAGCCTTTAGCGTCAAAGCCGCGCAGGTTATCGAAGTAGAATAGCTAATCATCCATGCGCGCCATGTCGGCGCGCATGTTCATACACTACATTGGAGTACACGACATGCACCAGTACGAATTTCATCTCACTGCAAAAAATGGCGCGCAATACACTGTCTTTTGCACATCCCAAGATGTGCGCAAAGCTTTTGCTGCCGTGGCCGGCTGCTACTCCGGCCTGACAGTAGCACCCGCGCCGATATCGGTTCGCGCACCACACTATGTATACGGTGAGGTTGACGCGACGGCATAACTAGCATCCATGCGCGCCACTCCCGGCGCGCATGCTCATAGAGGAAAATACACAATGAAGACGGTAGCCGAATTAGAGTTAAAACATGCATACACCGGGCGCATGTACGCCAAGATCGACCTATATGTTGATGGCGTATATGTGGCATCCACCAATTGGGCAAAAACCGTCATGCAGGCCCGGTGGCACTACGCGCGCGCGAACCCGTCGCTTGTACTGTCCCAGATCAAGGGGGCGCGCGCGAAATGAACGTCCATCTCACACTCAAAAGCGCCAACGTCAAAACAGGCGCGATACCTGTCAGCACCACCACAAAAGACTCTTGCCCGCCCGATTGCGCGATGCGCGATGCCTGTTACGCGGCCAGCGGCCCGCTGGCGTTACATTGGTCAAAAGTAACATCCGGCGAACGTGGCACCGATTGGCCGACCTTTACCGCTAACATCGCCAATCTGCCCGACGGCCAACTGTGGCGCCATAATCAGGCGGGCGATCTGCCCGTGGCCGACGGCACCGTCGACGCGGTCAAGCTTGGCCAGCTAGTCCACGCCAATACCGGCAAGCGAGGATTCACTTACTCGCATCACCGCGACGCGCAATCCATCGATTGGATTCGGCATGCCAACAATTGGGGATTCACCGTCAATCTATCGGCCAATGATCTAGCCGACGCCGACACGCTGGCCGACCACAAAGCCGGCCCGGTAGTTGTCGTGCTACCGTCGACCACCACGACGAACACGCGCACGCCCGCCGGGCGCCCGGTTGTTGTATGCCCGGCCACGCAACGCGACAATGTTAGCTGCGCGACGTGTCAGCTATGCGCCCGCCAGCGCGACGTGATAGTAGGCTTTCCCGGCCACGGTACGCGCAAGCGTACCATCGACATCCGGCTGGCAGCATGACAACAACCCGCGTCATCGTCACACCACGCTACGGATGGCCATTCGGCCCTGCCGTTAAGAATCCCCCCATGCCGGCACTCCCGCCGGCCCTACTCTGAAAGGAACGCGATGAATGCTACTTGGTTTTTGTTGTCCCATGCCTGCGCGGTAGGCGCAAGTATCTGTGTTTTATATCTTATTTGGAAGGGTTAGACCATGCACACCATTGAAGAGCAGGAACGCGCAGCCTACGCTGCGGGGGACGCTGCACTGATTGAACTGCTCGGGCGCGTGTTAGACCTTGAAAAGGAGAACGGGCGCCTATGGGCGCTAATCAGTGAGGTGCTGGAAGGCGCGACAGATGCGGATGGCGTGATCGATGCCGACTGGCGGGCGCGGGCACTTGCGGAGATGGACGCATGATCGCGCTCGCTGTGTTTTTGTCGCTGGCGTTGCTCGTTATCGTTTTTGACTTATAGGGGGGCGGTATGATTAACATTGGACAGCAAATAACCATCAAACCCGAATGGCAGGATGAAGGCGATTCGGATTACATCTGGACAGCTATCAGTGAACCGAATCCCTACACCGGATATTTCAAGGCGCGTGTGACGCCCAAAATCCTGGCACCCGGCGAAATGCCGTCCTCCGTCATGGAACTGCACGCGGATCAGGTATGCGTGTCCTGATTGCTTGCGAGTACTCCGGCACGGTTCGGGACGCGTTCCGCGCCAAAGGGCATGATGCGTGGTCGTGTGACTTGTTGCCTAGCGATGGCGAAGCCGCGCACCATATCCAAGGCGACGCCCGCGACGCGCTACGGGCGGCGCCTTGGGACATGCTCATTGCTCATCCCGACTGCACTTATTTGTGCGCCTCGGGTTTGCATTGGAACGGGCGGCGGGAGGGGCGAGAGCAAAAGACCCTTGACGCGTTGGACTTCGTGCGCCTGTTTTTGGATTCGCCCATTCCGCGTATATGTGTTGAGAATCCGATTGGGCGCATCAACACGGCAATACGTAAACCTGACCAGTACATCCAACCCCATGAGTACGGCCACGACGCCAGCAAGCGCACCGGGCTGTGGCTCAAGAATCTACCCCCGCTCACGCCGACGCGGCACGTCGCGCCGCGCATCGTAGACGGTCGCAAGCGCTGGTCGAACCAGACTGACAGCGGGCAGAACAAACTAACGCCGTCGCCCGATAGATGGAAGGCGCGCGCGAGGACGTACCAAGGCTGGGCCGATGCAATGGCCAATCAATGGGGGTAACCCATCCACCAAGCTAACAGGGCGCCCGTAGGCGCCCTTTTTTATTTGACCGCCGATAATCCCGGTGGCTTTCGCAGGGCATCTGCGAGGGGCGAGTTGACCGGCGACTCTACAAGCCGGCGCAGTTCCGACTTCGTGGCGTGGATCAATTCCGGGGCGCAGTACACATGCTTACGTGTCGAGAACTCGACACTGGTCACGCGCCCGCAGTCGAGCCACTGGCATTCCAGTAGGGCGTGATGGAGAGCGG